GGTTCTATGACAAAATATGCATAATTATAGGAGTAAATAAATGCCTCTGATAGCTGCTGTTTGTACAATTTCATCATCAATTATTGCTAAAGCTCTTGCAATAGTTGTTGAAGATACATTTAATAGACCTGACGGCTCTCTGGGATCAACTTCGACAGGCAATGTCGCTTGGGAGGTATTGTCTGGTGATTTTGCAATTGTTAGTAATACAGCACGCTCTGTCCCAGCAAATGCCAACTCTGGAATCGCTGTCGTTGAAACATATACACCAAATGTTAATCTATCTGTAGATACATCAAGTGGTGGTGATGCTCTATATTTTCGTGTCGTTGATGACCAGAATTGGTGGAGGCTCGTTCTGGATAGAATAACTGAGACAACTCAAACAGCATATGGCCATACTGAATATTACTGGTCTTCATACAGAAGTGGTGCTGAATACTACGTCACATCAGCAGAATTCAGCGCTGGCTGTCAGCAGACTTATCATGACCATAATAGTGATTGGCCTACTCGTAGTGCCTGGGGGACAAGTAGCACATCGCCTCCTGCAAGTATTGCATACAATGACTATACACATACGCATGCAATTACACTAGCTGGTTGTGGTCAAAGTGTTACTTATACTCACACCCATGCCGCTTCGCATTTTTATTCATCAACTCAATTTGTTATTGATGGTTATACAACAACATACAGTTATTATACAAATTTTCAATTACAAAAATCTTTATCTAATGTTATATCAAATGTAGGGGGGCCGAGTACACAGACTGTCTCATCTGTTCAAGCTATTCTTGATGGATCCTCTATTGCAATAAGGAAAAATAGTGCAGTTACAGATATTATTACATCTGTAAGTAGTGATAACATTAGTGGTACAAAACATGGCTTTGGCCGTGCGACATCAAATACCGTGCAGAATAGCACTTTTGATAATTTTTCAGCGGTCCCAATCTAGGAGATATTATGAAGTATGCAGTTACAATAGTGTTAGAACACGATTCAGACAAGTTATTAGAGATACATGATTATTTTTCTAATTTAGAGTCAATTGGTACTAAAATATCTACTCATGTGTCTGAGTTTGGGGACACTTTGATAGATTTTTACACAAATACAGCGGCAGATGCTACGCCGAGCTTGACTTACCCTAATTATGCCCCACCGGATGGTGGTGGTTGGGTATGGGATTTTGTGAAAACAGAGTGGATTCCCAGTTCAGAAGTAGATGTATAAACTGTCTTAAGGTATAATTGAGTAATATGGCCGCAAACTGGAATGATTCATATTATTCAGTAACAATGAACTCTTCGGGTTATATTTTTTATAACCCTGAAGAATTCCTGGCCAAATCGTTTATTTTTATTGAGTCATCTGCGTCAGCTACGATAACTGCCGTAAAGACTGCTAGTGTCAGCATTGCTATTTCTTCAAATGTCTATACTAATGGCAAAGAGATAGCCAGATGCTCAATCAATGTTTTGACGGACGCTCAGGCATCAGCTACTACATCTAAGATTGCATATGCGTCTGCCGCTGTGTCTGGGGATTCATCATGTTCCGCCTCTACCTTAAGGATCACAGGCGCTTTAGCGTCAAGTTCTGCTGATGCTACGGCATCTGCAACAATTAAAAAGACAACAAATGCGATAATTTCAATCGGTCCTTTGGTTTATGATGATTCGTTTGAATATGATGAGCCGATTGCCTATGATCCCCAGTTTGGGGCTGTTGTGGTGGCCACTGCTGGAGAACTGGTTCCGGCTTCATCCTCTGTTTCCGGTGATCTGAATGTTGATACATCTGCTATCAAGATCGCCCTCGCTTCCAGCTCTATCCTTGTCCCTGGTTTCACAGCGACAGTTGCTAAAGAAATTCAGTACCCGTCTATATCCATAGATGTGTCTTCTAATGTCTCTGTCTCTGCTTCTAAGGTTTCCTATGCAAGTTGTTCGTTAAGCGCTTCTGCTTCCGTGTCTGTCCAGGCAATTAAGTATGCATATGCATTATCTGATGTTAGTGGTGACAGTGATGTAGTTCCGACATCAATTAAGATTGCTTATGCTCAAGCGGCTCTAGATGGGATAGCCTTCAATGTTATTGTTGGTAAAGAAATTCTTCTAGCCAAAATAATTATTGCGGCTACTTCATCACTATTTGTTAACACACCGGTTAGATTTGGTGATAATATTGTTGAAGATGTCGGGCTGATCAGAACACTTCTTCTTATCAATGATAAACCAATTACTGAACATAATAGAAAACTAAGTAATACTATAAATCATTCTACTTTTGAAAACAGCAACTGGTCGGGTAGAAGAAGCCGGTATTACAAGACATCATCTGGTCGAAAGATGTTCTCTCTATCGTGGTCAATGCTACCGGGGACCAGGTTTAACTCGGTGGATTCTAATTTTGCTAGAAACTATATAAGTGAAGTCGGATCCGATCCAGATGTGCATTCGTTAAAGATATTAAAAATGGACTCAGATAATACAACGCCATATTCTGAGGAAGACTATAATGTAATAGTCAGAAATTATTCTGAAACGCTAGTTAGACGGGATCTTGTCGGTGACGAGTATTACTGGGACTGTCAACTCGAATTAGAGGAAGTGTGACATGATAACTACAGACATTTATGGCAAAGAACTTAGTAATACCTTTACGTCTAAATTATCTAGTTCATCTCAAAGAATTAAACCGAAAGTTCTAGTTAATTGGCTTGATAGTCGTCACACATCTAATTTATCTATAACAACTAATGATGCTCATGCGAATACAGCGCAGGGCGATATTGGCTACTACTTTAGCCCGGCTCAGGCTGGCAATGGCGTGGAGAGGCAATCGTTCACATGGGGTGTTGCTGGCGCTTTAGATAAAAATGGCAAGATAATCAGAGCTGATGGAACATGGCATGCTATGCCGTCTGATCTAAAAGAAAATTTTGAGTTCGGGTGGTGGTCAGGAACAAAATCAACATCTAATGTTAATTCTACGTATGGTGGTTATTCATTTGATACAAATCCTGTAATTACAATGCAGTTTGATGATAGAAAATGTAATATTATTCGGGTCGTAACATCAGAGTACTATGGCCAAGTAGGAACATACACTATATCTGTTAGAAGCAATACATCAGGTGTGTCTGATCCACTGTATTCTGAGACAGTTACAATACCAGCAGACCGCTATTACTTTGACCACTTCCTACCTGACTCATTAGGCCATGATGATATATATAGAATTGACATTACAGTTTTAACAACAAAAAATGCTGGTGATTACGCAAGAATACAAGAAATTAATCCAATATATCAAACTGATATATCTGACTATGTAATTACATATAGTCTTTCTAAAACTAGAGATCTCCATGATTCTAGTTTGCCGATTGCTGGTAGTAGTTCTGGTAGTCTATCGATTCAATTAGACAATATTGATAAAGATTTTAATATATTTGGTTCATCATCACAATTTGGACCGTATATGAAAAAAGATTTAAAGATATATGTTACATCTGGCTGGCAAATTATAAAAAACAATAATCAGTATATAGATAATATTTTAAGAACCAATATATCTAATGTTAGTTCTACGATATCTATTACAAGCACGGATGACCTGCCATCTGGCGGTCTTGGTAATTATTTTGTTATTACAGTAGACCCAGATACAGAAAATATAGAGCATATTCTGTGCTCTTCGACATCAGGAACTTATGATATTAATGTTGTTGAGAGAGGCTATAGCAATACTGTAGCAAGATCCCATTCATCTGGCGCTACAGTTAGATTTGATACTTATGAGTATCCATTGTATAACGAATATTATGTTGATGAGTGGGCTTCGTCAAGTGAGGGTATGACTGTTACTATTAATGCTACTGATTGGTCAAAGTATTTATCTGAAAAAATTATTACAAACGGATTCTTTATTGAAAAATCAACAGTTCCTCAAGCTTGTGAAAAACTTTTAATGCTGTCAAATTTCCCAAAGGCAGAAATAGACAGCTTGGATAGATATAATATTTCTGACAAAAAGTACGGTTCAATATTGTACTTTGATTTTAGTGAGTCTGCGGTTGATCGGTCTGGCAATAGCATTGACGTTAGTGACGGTCTGCGTGCAAGATTCTTTGCACTGCCTATTACATCTTTAAGCAAAGTAACTGATATAACAGCTGACGGTATTGACAGAGAACTGACAGAACTTGAAAAAGCACTTGGTGAACTTAGCTTTGTATCACCAGACTATGTTGTTAACAGCGCAAGTATCTCAAACTCATCGATGGCGGTTAATATAGGTGATTCAGGTAGTTTTTCCTTTACATCTGTAAATGGCAGTACATACTCAGAATATTTTAATTGTGTATTTGATGGATTTTATATTCCGCAAGAGTCGGGGTCACAGTATATCAGTATTGACATAGCGAACGGCGGTGTGAGAGTTTACCTAGATGACACTATGGTTCTGAATGAATGGAGGCTTCATCCGGTATCTGCTGGATCGTATGCGACAGTCGAATCAGAAGAATTAACCTTAAGCGCTGGCAAGCCATACAAAATTAGAATTGAAGCATTTCATAAAACTGGTGATTTTGCATTAAAGCTTAAATCAGCTATAGGAATATATGCTGCTACTGATGTATCGGCTGGAATGACTAAAACTATTGCTGTTCTTGACAAGATCGGTTCTAAAAATTCCGGTTATGAGCCAGCGGATCAGGACAGAAATAAGCAAAACAATTATGCATTGTATCTTGGCGGCGGTGATATATCTCTTCCTGGCGGTATAACTTCTGCATCAGAGAATAAGTCATGTTTGCTCGGTGGTACTAAATATATAAGATTGCCATATGATCAGTCATGGGACGTAGTTAACTCATCAAGTAGTACATATACGGGTGATTGGTCAATAGAAATATTTATTAAACCTGTTGAAACATTTTTATCTGATGGCGAGTATCTAAGCACATGGGCTGACTCTGGGGCTACTGCTGATGGCTTCGAATTCTACAGCAATTCATCGTCTAATGGATTTAAGATATTTACATCATCAGGCTATGAGACAGTATCATCAAATACAGTCCTATCAAATTCTTCATGGAGTCATGTGTGTGTTACTTTTAATAATACGTCAAGTACTTTATCATATTACTTGAATGGTGAATTGTCTGACTCTCTTGTTGTATCTAATACAATTAATTCGTGGACTGATCTTGACTTAACGTTTGGCGGTCGTGGATCGTCATATGATGGTGCTCTTTATTCCGAGTCAGCCCCGGCAACTATTCAAAATATTTACTTTGATCAATTTATTATTTATAACAGTTGTTTATCTGAATCAAATGTTAAGGATAGATATACCGAATCAAATATGCAGGAGTTAAGCATTTATCCTTTCCTATATGGAGGAGAAGCTTCTACTAGAGAAATTATTGACGAGATTACCTTGGCGGATCTTGGAAGATTTTATATAAATCAAAAAAATAAAGCGACGTATGAGCACTATTATAGATTTTTTGAGCCGACAATCGATCAGCATGCAAACGTCCAAACAACTATAAACGATAGTTCACACATACTAACAGCCGACTACAATGTTCAATTACAAGCGAACAAAGTTGTTGTAAAGATAGCTGGCATTTCGTCCAATCTTGTCGGCGTTCAATCGCTCTGGAGGGCGAGTGATCCAACAACACTTGCTGTCGTTAATCTTGAATCTAATATAACTGCCAATGCTGTATCGATGTATGTATCTACAACTGTAGAGCCTCCATTCGCTAAGGCGGGTTATTTGGTTATTGATGATGAAATAATTAAATATTCTAGTAAGACAAGTAATCAGTTTTTAAATCTTGAGAGAGGCGCGTTTAATACCACAGCGGCATCTCACAACGCTAATTCCTCAGTGAGGGAAGTGAGATACTGGGACGTTAAGTATGATAAAGCACCCGCATTCCAGGTGAAGAATCCGTTCATTACGGGTATTCAGTTCGAAGAGCCAGATCAGATTTCAATATTGAGATTTGTTGCTCAAGCGTATGGTGCAGAGCTGATTATATCCGCAAGTAATAATGTACCTAAAGGTGGTATTATTTTTGCTGAAGGTACAAATCCAATAACTGGTAAAGTTAATTATACGGCTATTGCCGGTATACCTGTTGTTGTTACTGAATCTAACAATCAAATAACAGAGCAGGTTGCATCATTGGAAGAAAATATCAGATTGTACGGGCTGAAAGAAGTTGTTATAGAGAATAAGTTTATAACTGACTATAATCACGGCCAGAAGATTGCTGACTTTATTATTAGCAAAATGAGCACCCCAGTCCCTATCCTAAATGTGTCAACTACATTAAACCCAAAAACTGAAATAGGTGATAGAATAAGAATATCTCAATTAGGTGCTTTTGATATAATAAATGGTGACTACTGGGTGGTTAGTAAAGACTATCAGTATGGAACATCGCCATCGCAAAGTATGATGTTGAGGAAGGTTGTCTAATGGCTATTATAAGAACCAATGCTATATCCGAAAGCGGTATCGTGTTTTTTTCGGCTGGTGGTCATAGTCATGATGGTATCAATTCATCAATTATTGATACTTCTAAATATTCTATTTTTGATTTTGGATTTGGCTTAGTTGGATCTAATCAAGATAGAATACAAAAGCAAATAATTAACCAGACTGGCTTTAAGAATTTTATTATAAAAACAGTCAATGAATCAGTTCTTGAGCCTGCTGGCGTTGTCCTTCAAGACAATATTATTAATTCAAGAAATATTATTGCTGGGTCTATAACATCTGTAGAAATCGCTGCTAATACTATTACTGCTGACAACATTGCTGCTAATACAATTACTGCTGATAAACTGCAAGTTGGAGCTATTACTGCCGGCTCTGTTGAGATTGCTGCAAATGGCGTGCCTAACGGCGATTATTGGAGTAGTAATGGAACATTCCAACTTGGTGGTAATACTGGAATGATTTATGATGGTAACACCATTACTCTTGGCTCTAACACTGTTATTACAGGATCTGTTGATATTGGCGGCCCAGACAATGCATCTCTACAGATTGATACAAGCGGCGCTCTTTGGGTAGGACATAGAACGTTTGGCTCAGCCCCATTTAGGGTTTATTCTAATGGTCGTGTTGTTGCCGGTAATGGCGGTGTTGACATCAGCACAGGTGGAACACTGAATGTTTCTGGTTCAACAACAGTTGGTGGTACATTAGTAGTTAATGGTACAACAATATCTCTTGGTGCTGCCGGTAGCTCTACTACAGTAGCTGGTACGTTGCAGGTGAATAGCTCAACATCAATTGCTGGGAGCTTGACGGTGAATGGCGCTACAAATATTAATGGTCCTCTGAATTTCAACTCCGCAATCGGAACAATACAGATGAACGCCAATGTTCAGATTACTGGTAGTGTCTACACAACAGGAAGTATTGGTATTGGTAGTAATACAGTCACTATATCATCTAGTGGTGACATAACAAGATCAGGTGTGTGGAGTTTAACAAATACTGGGTTTTATGCCGGACCATCAAATATTGTCTCTGTTACTGCTACCGGTGTGGGCTTCTCGGCTGGCGGTATATTTGATTCAGGCGGTGGTGTTGGTATTAGAATTGGACCATCAAACTTTAGATTTATTGTAACTAACACCGACACCATCGCTTCTATCTCTATCATTGGGTCAGGCAACCAAATGCATTATGATAATACATTCGGTACATTGCAAAAAACATCTTCTATGAGAGAGTTGAAGGACAATATCAGCTATGATGTTTCTGGTCTTGACACCATTAAGCAATTGAAGCCAGCGTCATTCACTTGGAAGCCGCAACCCGGCGATAGCGAGGATGTCGCTGCTTTAAGACCACTAAAAATTCAATACGGTTTTATAGCAGAAGATATTGCCAATATTAATAGATCACTTGCAATTTGGGATGCGGGAATTGATAGTTGGGACTTGTCTGATGAAGAAAAAAGAGCAAAAATCTTGGATCTTGAGAGCTGGCGACCAAGTTATTATGACCATGCTGGTATTTTATGCTTTCTTGTTGCAAGTGTCCAAGAACTTGCCGCTAAAGTGGAGGCTTTGGAAGCAAGATTATAGTATAATTATAAAGGATATTTATGGCTTACGAAAACTACAGATTTGTATCTTGGACTAATGGTACACCGATTACAGGTGAAAGACTCGCTCAGATGTCTACTAACATTGAGCAGGTTAAGGATGCAACAGATAATCGCCCGCAAGGTGTCATTCAGTTACATCAGATTACCGCTGATGTACCAAACAGCACAGGGTACTCAGACTTTGTAGAGTATGAACTTATATCGTTAACCGAGGATCCCCCTGCTGATCGCCGTGTTAGCGTTGATGGTAATAGATACTATAAGTTATCTCTTCACTTCCCTGGTTTTCTTGTCAAAGAAAGAGGCGCAGAGGATTCAACATTCTTGATTAAGTTTTATCAAGGAACTTTTGGTAATGCAAGTACTCTTTTGAATACTTGGAAAATTACACCTCCTATTTTTTCTTTTTATGATGTTTCATCAAATGCATCAACAACTAGTATTGATGTTAAATCAGCCGGGTATCCCACTAGATTTGGCGCTGGGGATTATTCTGTTATCCTAACATCGTCGTCTTCTGGTTTAACAACTGAGTCATTCTATGTATCCATAAAAAGAGATCAGGGTGCTAACACTACAAATGCACCATCGTATTATGTGCCTAGCGGGGGTACTGCTATGCAGTTTTATGTTGAGGATGTTGGCGGAACCTGATGCACCGCAGAGAACTTGCTTCTCAAAGAAAAGATATATCTTGGAACCCAAGAAATAACACTGGTGTTAATAATCCTAATTTTTCTGGTGGAAAGTACATCGATGATAAAGGGTATGTCCGAGTCTTGTTGCCCGACCATCCGCGAAATATTCGTGGATATGTTTATGAACATCGACTTTTGATGGAACAATATATGGGTCGATATTTGGAACCTTGGGAAACTGTCCATCATATTAATGAGATAAAAACAGACAATCGTATAGAAAATTTCTTTCTTTGCACTCATAAAGAGCATAGTGCTGTTCACATGGAAGGAAGAAAAACAAGCGTTGCTCAAAAAGAAAAGCTCAGAACCAGCATTAAAGGCACTAAGCCTCATACTAAAAAACGAGATTTTGCTAAGAAAACTATACCCATAAAAAAAATATCATAATGACTGATTTTTTCCCCCTACGGTGTGATACCATTGAAGAACACCTTAGGAGTGATAATGAAAAAATGCGAAGGTCAAAACTGTGATTTGGAATTCGAGCCAAATACAGCAAACCAAAAATATGCCCACCCTACATGCCGTAAATCTCTTGATTCACTCGGTCTCTGTAAGTTTAGAAAGGAAAATGGTTTAGTGGATATACCCGGTATAGACGTATCTCTGTCGGATGCAGACGACAGCAGTCTCAAAGTTGCTTATGCCAAGCTTCTCTCGGAATACGAGAAGGCTAAGTCAAAACAAGATCAGCTTGTTAATGCAGTTTATAGAGCAGTTAAGGATACTATTGTTGCAAATCCTCCTGTGAGGATGGACCCAACGTTTGTTCCTGTGAAAAACAAGAAGTCACTCAAAGATGAAGAGGTTGCTGTAGCAGTGCTTGCAGACTGGCAACTTGCAAAGGTTACGCCTGACTATAACTCTTCTGTTTGTGAAGAGAGAATAGAGAGGTATGCAGAGAAAGTAATCCATTTAACGAATATCCAGCGAGCAGACCACCCGGTTAATGAAATTAGAATTTGGGCGCTGGGGGATATTGTTGAGGGCGAATTGATTTTCCCCGGCCAGAGTTTTCTTGTGGACGGAGGTTTGTATCGTCAGGTAACTGTTGATGGCCCCAGAATCTTGAGTAAATTTATTAATAAGATGCTTGAGAACTTCGAAAAAGTAACATTTGTTGGGGTTATTGGTAATCATGGTGCTATCGGCGGTCGCTCAAGAAGAGACCACGATCCAGAGACAAATGCCGATAGAATGCTATATAGAATTATACAGTTGATGTACGAGAATGAGAAGAGAATTTCTTTCCACATACCAGACGGTCGCGGTGATAGAAATTGGTATGCGATTGATAAAGTCGGAAACTATAAGTCTCTTCTGATTCATGGCGACCAGTTCAGTGGACTATCTACCATGTATTCTTTCCAAAAGAAAGTATATGGTTGGAAAGTCGGTGCGATTCAAGAAGAGTTTGACGATGTTTATTGTGGGCATTTTCATACTCCAACAAAAATGACATTCAATACGGTGCAGTTCCGTATTTCTGGTAGTCCTGAGTCTACAAACACATATGCGATGGAGAGTTTGGCCGCCGTTGGTCAACCTTCTCAGCCTTTGATGTTTGTTCACCCTAGCAAGGGTATTGTTACAGCAGAATATAACTGCTGGTTATAGGAGGAAAAATGGTTGATCCCAAAATTATTCTAGATAAGTCTTTGTTAAAGGATATCGCTGAAAGAGCATTATGGACTGCAGCTCAGGCTTTTATTGCTGTGTATACAGTAGGTGGTGTTGATGAACTTAAGTCTGCTGCTACTGCCGCTGTTGCTGCTGGTATTAGTGTTCTTAAGGGTTTATTTTCAACGCAGGTGGGAGATCCTAAGTCTGCGTCTAGTTTGAAGAAGTAGTCATGGTTAGAAACCCTAAATTTAAAATGAAATGTAAACATTGCGGAGGCGCTAAATATGTTGGAGATGAATTCCATCTTTTTGGTGAGATGTGGGTAGATATTACTTGCTTAATGTGTTCGCATAGTGTTGATATTAGGGTTAAAGAATTTAATGATTTTGTCGAAAGAGTAGAAGGTATTACATGATAACTAATAAAATTATAGAAAACAAATTCTACTTGTATAAGGGTAAGTCAGTTAAAGTCAAGAAAATTCACAGATCTTCAAATAGTGTTATTGTAAAATATCTATTGGAAGATATTGAAGAAACTATTCCTTTCAATGGCGGTGAACTTTTGCTGCAAAGGTTGTATACAATTGGTGAACTTGCTAAAATTACTGAAAAGAGATCTGACACCTTGAGAAAGTATGAAAAGGGCGGTCTGATTCCAAAGCCTTCTTATATCATTGATGAAAATCAAAATTGCTATAAGAATTGGAGATTCTACACCGAGTCTGAAGTGTATGATGTGGTATCGTTCTTTTCAAATCGGACTCCTGGCCGACCGGCCCAGGGTAGAAAAACAAATATCAAATCAAATATTATCTCACTAAAGGAGAGAGTGAATAGGTTATGATGGAAAATGACAAAGCTGAAATCTGGGCTTCTATTGGCATTACAAAGAACCTGGGTAATTATGAATCACTGAGACTTGATGCAGGTGCTAAGATTATGGCTTCTGGTCTTGATGATGGTTCTGCTTGGGAAAAACTTTGGGCTTCGATTGATGAGCAAATCGAATCTAAGCTTAAAGAGTTGGATAAGTGAGTTGGCTAGACAAGGCTGTTTGCGCTTCTGATAAGCATTCTGATTACTGGCTTTCTTATGACCTTGAAAAGATAGATTATGCCAAAGCTGGTTGTGATAAATGCACTGTGCATATTGAGTGTTTTACTAATAGTATTGCAATGGATGATGAACCTGTCGGTGTCGTTGCAGGTGTATCAGAGTTTGAAAGATTACTTGCTGACTGGAAGGAGGTGACTGATATAAATGGCTCTAACTGGGAGTGATGTTGTAGAAGTATTTAAGATTTACTGTAAAGAGTACAGTAAGTTATTTGTACCGGACTCTCCACGCCAGGATGAGGTTGCTGATAGCCTTGCTAATCACTATGATAGTGATACGCTGCTTGATGCGATAAAGTGGTATATTGAAAAAGAAGACGGGCCGATTCTTGTTTTTGATTTTGCACTTAAGTCAAGAGACTATGTGGAAAAAGTCAAGAAAGAAAAGGCTTCCGTTGATAGATTTAAACAGACCGTTGCGGAGACTAGAAAGCTTATAGAAAATAATGAACTATGAAATGCGCTTAATTAATTCGATTGTTGAAACCGGAGATATGGTTACAGCAGTTAATCAAGGCGTTGATGGTGTATTTTCTGAGTACAGAGATATATGGAACTTTGTTCTCAGTCACTACGATAAGCACAGTAAAGCACCTTCAAAGGATACAATCAAGTCACACTTTTCTGACTTTGAATTCATCAATGCGACAGAGCCTCTCGAATACTATATAGATCAGGCTAAAAAAGAGTCTCTGTCCATCCAGACAAGGCGTATTGTCGCTCAAGCGCACTCTTTGCTTGGCGAGATGGGGCCAAAAGAAGCTTTGTCTTTCTTGATGGAAAATACATCAAAACTTTACAAGTACTCAAGCAATCTAAAAGATACTGATCTCGTCAGCGAATGGCGTGACAGGTTTGAAGACTTGAAGGAAAGAGCTAGTAATCCAGATAAAAACACTCTTGGTATTCCTAGTGGTGTGTCTGTTATTGATAAAGTGTTTGGTGGTTGGCAACCAGGTGACTTTATTGTACTGCTCGGTTGGACTGGCGTGGGCAAGTCATTTATTGCCAGACTTTTTGCCGTAAATGCATGGCGTGCTGGCTACCGGCCAATGATTATCTCATTGGAGATGAATAAACAGCAGGAGGGGCAGAGGCTTGATACTTTGCTGAACAATGGTGAGGGTAACTTTACCAATACTGATTTAGTAAAAGCCAACCCTGGCATTGTAGATAGATATGGGCAGTGGGCTGAGGTGACGTTTGAAGGCAAACAGCCAATTTACTTGATTACATCAGAGGGTCTTGAAACAGCAGACCAAAACATGGTTCAGGCTAAGATTGATCAGTATCAGCCAGATATGGTTATTCTGGACTATCATGGTCTATTTGATGATTCAAGTGGTGCTAAGAATGAAACAGAGAAGGCTAAGAACCTGTCTAAAGCTTTTAAAAGAATAGCGGTTAAAAACAACGTGCCTATCATTGACGTTGCTGCTGTAACGATGTCGGAAGGTCATAGTGAAAGACCACCGGAGTTAGAAGAAGTTGCTTGGTCAAAGCAGTTGGCATATGATGCTGATCTTGTTCTTGCAATCCACAGAGAGTACAACTCGGACGTATTCCAGGTTGTGTCTAGAAAAGTAAGAAGAGCTACGCATTTTGGTTTTTATTTGAAATGGAATCTGGAAACTGGCAAGTGGAACGAAGAATGGGATCTAACATGAAAATTGAATTAGATGAGAATGTGCTTTATGTTCTTAATGGAATCAGCCGGGATGTTGAGACAATCGTTAGGATCAGACCTTGGATTGAAGACGAGATAAAAAGCATGTACGGTGATTTTGCATTCACTAAGTTGTATACTGATTATAAGCCCAGCAATGAAACTTTCGAATATAAAATTGTCTTCTACAAGTAATTTAGAAACAGAGATCAGAAAGCTGCTGTCTGATTATAATGTTGTGATACAGACAGAGAGTGGTAAAGAGGCAACAATTTATTGCCCCTTTCATAAAAACACGCATAGTCCTGCTTTCTACATCAATTTAAAAACCGGCCTATGGCAGTGCTTCAACCCTTCTTGTGATAAAAGAGGCAACTTCAGGCAACTCTACAAGCACTTCACTGGTAAAACTCTCGGTTACCAGAAGTCAATAGATCCAGTCAACCTACAGCGTGAATTAGAAGCTGGCCTCATAAAGGTTACCGATAAGAATCTGGAAATAGATTCTATTGAGATTGATTATGACGGCGACGACTTCTCTCTGCTTCAGCCCCTCGTTGAGCGCGGTTTCTCGAAAGAAACACTACAGTACCTTGAAATCGGATTTTCAAAAATCAAAGAAAGAATTGTGATACCAGTCAGGGATATTAATTTCAAAGTCGTCGGCTTAATTGGTAGAGCAGTCCATGATTGGCAAGACCCCAGATATTTATATAATAAAGGATTTAAAAGAGCAGATGTTCTATTCAACATACAAAATGCAAAGAAATATGACGAGTGCATCGTGGTTGAAGGCAGTCTTGACTGCGCCAAAGTAGTGCAGTCAGGATTTAAAAATTGTGTAGCAACTCTCGGAGCAAAACTCTCAGAAAATCAGGCATCAATGCTCAGAAAGTGGTTTGATAAAATAATCATATTTTCTGACAACGATGAGGCTGGTTCGGCCATGAGGGATGCTATAATAAGATCTTGCGAAGGCAAAGACATATATGTTATGTCAATACCTGATGGTCTAAAAGATCCAGGTGAAATGTCTGAGCAGGAAATAAAACAATCATACGAAAGTAAAATTTCCATTATTGGAGGAAGGTAGGTTACATGTTTGAATCATTAAAGACACTAAAAGATTTGGAAAAGAATATTCCAACAAAAGCTGGAGGGTCTGGAGTTAAGAAGTTTTTCTCCATCTCTTCTGGTGAAACATTCAAGATTAGATTCCGTCAGGAACTGACAGAGGATTCTAAGAATTTTGACGAAGAGATTGGTACAGCCATTACTGTGCCGGTTGTTACTTCGCCTATTAACTGGAAGTGGCGTGCTGCTTCTACTGCTGGGCTTGAGAAGTTCAATTATCGTTGTTGGGCTAGTGAGCAGATTTCCAAGGATACTCGTTGGAAGCCGAAGCCTCATTTGCTGATCAATGTTGCTGTTGAGACTGAGCCTGGTACTTGGGAACCGCGTATCATTGATACTACGTTTAATCAGCGACACATCGGTTTGACGTTGATTGAGTATGCTAAGGAGTTTGGTACAATTACTGACCGTTACTACAAGTATGGTCGCACCGGCTCTGGCGCTCAGGATACTAATTACACGCTGATTCCGTTGGATCAGTCGCCTATGCCCGACAACATTAGATCGTTGCCTACGCACGATCTTAACACTGTTTATATGACGCTTCCTTATGCGAAGCAAGAGTCTTTCTTTACAACTGGTGAGTTGACGAAAGACGAGTGGTGAGAAAGTGCATCGCCGGTAGGGAGAAATCCCTACCGGCAGAGGCATTATCATGACTAAGACTATTTGTTTAGACCTTGACGGTGTTATCACCGATATTGGTGCTAGTTTAAAAAATTGCGCTGAAAAAGATCTTATTGATTTTGATGCTTCGCATATTGGTGAAGCATTATTAACTCCTGATGGTGTTGACTATCTTGAGTTTATATTTGAAGATCCTCTGTTCTGGAGGAATCTTAAACCAATTCGTGAGTCATGGCACGCTATTAATCACTGGTTCATGGCCGGGTATGACATTGTGTTTGTTACAGCTCGGCGCTCTGATACATCCATTGGTGAAATGGTCCCTTGGTTAGACGGTTGGCGTGTCATGTACTCTGACATTATTGTTTGCGACATGGGTTATAAGTATGAGCATCTGCTCAGATTAAATCCTGTTTTTTATGTGGATGATAATCCGTCAGAGATTGAAAAAGTAAATAAAGAGACTGACATCAACTCTTTTGTCATCAAGCATTGGTACAATGAGAGTTTGATCAGTAAGTCTACTAAATGGATTAACGACATCTCACATATACAGGTTCAAAAATAGTGACTGACTTTGTACACCTTCATTGCCATTCTGAGTATTCATTGCTTGACGGTATGTCCACACCTCTTGATATAGCAACTATTGCTTCCACTAATGGTCAATATGCTGCCTCTATCACAGATCACGGAACAATGGGGGGTGTATTGAAGTTTCAGAATGCCTGTAAGAAAACCGGTGTAAAACCGATCTTTGGTGTTGAGGCTTATTTTGTTGATTCTGTTGATAATGATGGTGATGGTCGGCATGAGCGTTTTCACCTAATTTTGCTGGCTAAGAATAATGAGGGTTTGCAGAAGCTGTTTAAGGCTAGCCAAGTTGGTTGGACTAATAATTTCTACTACAAGCCTCGTATGGATTTTGATTTACTTGAAGACATTGTAGATAACGATATTGTCGCCCTGTCCGGTTGTCTTGGTGGTGCTATCTGTAAAGCAATTGAGGCCGGCAATACTGCCAGGGCTGAGCAATTGTCTGAGCGTTTCATCAAGATATTTGGTGATGATTTCTACTATGAAGTGCAGGCTTGGAATCCTGAATATATAAATAAGGGCTTGTTTGATTTGGCGGCCTCATTCAATAAGAAGCCTGTCGCTACTGCTGACTGCCATTTCCCTACTCATGATGATCATGGCCATGAAGAAGTTCTACTGATGATCTCTCAGTACCCCTCCCTTAATGCTGGTGATTTGCGTAAGGCCAAAGAGAATATTCGTCATGACGGTAGCATTATTGACAAAATGAATGCTATGTATCCTGATCGTTTCTTGCGTTTTGATCAGATTAATCCTTATATTGCCTCTGCTTCTGAGATTCAGTCGTGGTTTCAGGAAGTTGGTGTTGATAGAACTGACATCCTCGAAAACACTATGGAAGTGGCTGAGAAGTGTAGCGCCGAAATACCGACTAAGCAGAGGCTTCTTCCTAAGTTTATGAAGTCGCTTGATTCGGATAGTTATTTGCGTGAGGTTGCGACTTTTGAGTTGGAACAGCGTGGCCTCGGTAAAGACTATGTTGATCGTTTGGATGAGGAACTTGAGGTTATTTCTCGGCTTGGGTTTAGTGATTATTTTTTGATGGTGTGGGATTTGGTGAAGTGGGCTGACAATAATCATGTTGGTCGTGGGCCTGGTCGTGGTTCTGTTGGTGGTAGTTTGTTGGCGTTTTTGTTGGATATTTCTAAGGTTGATCCTATTAAGTATGGGTTGTTGTTTTCGCGGTTTTTGAATCCTGAGCGTAATGATTATCCTGATATTGATTTGGATTTTGAGGATAAGCAGCGTGATCGTGTTAAGGAGTATTTGAAGGAGCGTTGGGGTTCTGATAATGTTGCGGCGATTTCGATTTATGGTACGTTTAAGGCTAAGAGTGTTGTTAAGGATATTTCCCGTGTGTATCAAGTGCCGTTTGAGGAAATCAATAATATTACGCCGTTTTTTGAAACGTTAGATGAACTTGAGCAGTCGCCTAAGGGTAAGGTTTTTAATTCTAAGTATCCTGATGTGTTGCCGATTGCTCGTAAGTTGGAGAATCGTATTCGTACTGCTGGTATTCATGCTGCTGGTATGGTTGTTTCGTCTGTGCCACTGAGTGAGGTTTGTCCGGTGGAGAGTCGTAAGAATTCTGGTGGTGATGCTAGGGCGCTTGTTACGGCTTTTGATATGGAGGACGCTGAGGCTGTTGGGTTGATTAAGGTTGATGTTCTTGGTCTTCGCATGGTTTCGGTGGTTAAGGATTGTTTAGAGAAGATTCGGGAGCGTCATGGTGTTGATGTAACTGGGTTGTCTCTTCAGCTTGATGATGAGGTTGTGTTCAAGAACTTTAATGATGGCAATACGGTCGGTATTTTTCAGGTTGATGCTGCTGCTTATCGTAATTTGATTGAACGCATGGGTATTTCTGATTTTAATGATCTTGCTGTGAGTAATGCTCTTGTTCGTCCTGGCGCTCTTCTTTCTCAGGGTCAGCGTTATATTGATTGCAAGAAGGGTGTGGAGAAGCCTAAGTATCCTCATCCGTCTGTTGAGGGCATTTTGAAGGAAACTTATGGCACGGTGATCTTTCAAGAGCAGTTGATGCAAATGGCTGTGAGTATTTCTGGTTTCTCTTGGGCTGAGGCTGACAAACTTCGTAAGATCATTGGTAAGAAGCGTGATGCTGCTGAATTCGAGCAGTTCAAGGATAAGTTTATTAGTAATGCTATTATTGAGAAGTCTGCTGCTAAGAAGATGTGGTCTGAGTTTGAGCTAGCGGCTCTGTATATGTTTAATAAGTCCCATGCTGTTGCTTATTCTATGTTGTCGTATCAGACAATGTGGTTGAAGGTTCATTATCCGATGGAATTCATTTGGTCGCTTCTTTATAATGAAGATGCTCAAGACCGTATCACTGCGTATCTCATGGAGGCGAATAGGCTTGACATAAAGGTTAATCCGCCCGATGTGAATTTGTCTGACGAGTCATTTACGATTGATGATGATGGTATTCGTTTCGGTTTGAGAAATGTTGCTAATTGTGGTACGAGTGCTATTACTGAGATTATGGCAAAGCGTCCATTTGATTCTTTTGAGGAGTTTTCTGCTAAGTGTAGCAAGCGGGCTATTAATTCTAAGTTGAGAGATAACTTAGATAAGGTCGGTGCGTATGGCAGTATGAATCATGTTTCGGCATATGATCATGAACGGTATTATTTGCCGATTCTGGGTTTTGCTATCAATCTTGATCAGGAAGAAAATGAGATTGATAAGTATGTTCAGCCGTTGGCTGGCTTCCACGAAATCAACTCTCCTTTGACGTTTGTAAAGGCTGTGGTGCGTTCTACGAAGAAAACTCCCCAGTACCTGCGTGTGGAGATAGAGGATCAATCAGGGTCCACTACGATCTTCTGTGATCGCAATGCTGAAATAGCCAACCGTGATCTGATTTATGCTTTGATCGGTGACAGAACATTGCATATGTTCTGTAACGCCTATGAGTATGCTTCATCTGAGATTATTGATTTGATTGAGTTGATGGATGAAGGCAAGCAGCATCGGTATTCATGGCTGTATGAGGAAGAACTAGGCACATCTGAGTCAGATAAGAGTCTTATTTACATTTTTAGTATTAGATCTTTTGTTACCTCTAAGGGCAAGAATATGTCTAATATTTATGCCTGGGACGGGGAGAAGATTATTAAGATTGTTGTATTCCCTGCCGTGCATAGCAAAGTTAAGGCTGTTATTAAGGATAAACAGTGGTTTGCTGTGAAGATGTCAAAAATTGTTGAAAAGGAGTCCTTGACTCGCTTGGATTCATATAAACTTGCTAGTGACACTTCAATTATTTCTATTGAGGATTATATTGAGAGGAAACAATTGCATGCTCCAGCGCACTGAGTATCTTGATATTGAGAATGAGTATGGTCGGTTAAGATATTATAAAAATGACCAACATATGGTTGAACAGTATCGTAATCAGTTGTTTTTTGAACAAGAGTATATTCTGAAGCATCTGTCTAAGTTTATTACTGATTCTAAACATATTATAGATATTGGAGCTCATGTTGGCTCCCACTCCATCTTGTATAAGAAGATCAATCCTCACGCCATTGTTTATGCGTTCGAACCGCAGAAGATGATGTACAGCTTACTAACTCATAATATTTCTTCAAACAATTTAGATTCTGTGTACTCATATAATTGTGCGGTCAGCAATTACGTTGGCAGAGGGCATATGTGTGTGTCTGCTTCTGATGGTTATAATTGTGGTGAGCCTGTTGAGTATGGAAGCGACAAGGTGTTTAATCTTGCAGGTGTGTCACTAGGTGATGGCGGTGAGCCTGTGCAGGTCGTGACAGTTGATTCTCTTAAGTTTTCTGCGTGTGACTTCATAAAGATTGATGTTGAAGGTTATGAGCCTAATGTTCTTGTTGGTGCGTTAACTACAATTGCTTCTTTCAATCCGGTGATTAGTTTTGAGTTTAATCAAAAGAGATCTCCTGATATTGGAATGTCATCTTTTGATATTTTAGATAAACTTGGCTATGTGTACTATAATGCATGGCAAGATAATTGGATAGCTTACAAAGAATAGGAGACTAAATGCTATTTGTTGATAAAAGAAAGGGCGATAGGATGCCCACACATCAGATTATTCCAACACCGAGTTTGGGCTTAAATAAAGCTCTTGGTGGTGGTTTGAATACTGGTGCAACACACCTGTTTTGGGGTACGCCTTCTGTTGGTAAAACAACGATGTGCTTCAGGATATTGGCCGATGCTCAAAAACTTGGGTTTAGGCCGGTCATTGTAGACTCAGAGTATTCTTACTCAGATGAGTATGCAAAGAAGTGCGGAATTGACACAGAGGATATTGTTGTTGTACAATCGACTATTGTTGAGGATATCCTCAAGCATCTCATTGGGTATTTAAATCACCCTGATGAGAAGCACATATTCTTGTTTGACAGTTTGTCAAACATTATTAAAGAAGAGTTTTACGATAAACCTGATGGCGGTAAAGCAATGGGGCTTCAGGCCAGATCTCAGGGCTACTTCCTTCAGAAGTTGGTTAATCATCTTCACAAGGAAAAGAATATTATGCTCTTTATTGCTCATCAGACAATTGACTTAAGCGGCATGTATGCTGTGACTAAGGCTAAGATGGGTAACACTGTTCATCATAATATGCACAATATTGTAAAGCTCTTCCTTTCAATGTCGCAGAAGGAGATGGAAAGAGATGAAAGCAGCAGAATTACTAGCCAAAGAGCAACGTGGACGATTGAGAAAACCAAGCAGTTGCCCACGATTGGAACGACAGGCTACTACTATGTTTTACCTGAAATTGGTTCTATAGATCAAAGTCGTGAACTGATCGATATGGCTGTTGAATATAATATTATTGAGCGTCGTGGTGCTTGGTATAGTTATGGCGATAGTAAGTGGAACGGTCTAAGTGCTATTGATCTGACCGAGGATCAGCAAGAAGAAATCTATAAACAAATCATGGAGAAATAGTCACGAAAGCCCCGATTCGTCGGGGCTTTCTGCTATCATTTGCAAATTCACAACAGGAGGGATTATGCAAACTTTTCTACCACTTCCAGATTTCAAAGCTTCGATTGAGGTTCTTGATTACCGAAGACTAGGTAAGCAACGTGTTGAGACATATCAGGTTCTTAACATTCTTCTTGGCCGCACAGATACGAAAGGCTGGGTCAACCACCCTGTTACCCGAATGTGGAGGGGTTTCGAAGAGGCGTTGAAGGTCTATCAGAATTTCACCATTGGTGAGTGGATTCGCCGTGGTTACAATAACAATATGTCATTTGAGGAAGTTGATGAATCTAATATCATCATGCCATTCTGGTTCGGAGATGATAGAATACATAGATCTCACAGATCGAATCTTCTTAGAAAGGACTATGAGTATTACTCACAGTACTTTGATGAGCCGACAGATCTGGAATATTATTGGGCGGTGCAGTGAAAAGAGATGAAAAGCAAGAGGCAAAACGTGACGGGGCCAAAACAGTTAAAAATTCTGGTCGTGGTCTTAAGAAGGGTGATGCAACCCTGAACAAGTTTTTGCTTGATTACAAACATAATGCATCAACATTCACCTTATCCAACGATGCGTGGGTTAAGATGAGAAAGGACGCATGGCGATCCAATTACAGATATCCATGTATATCTGTTGTTTTAGGTGAGAACTCAGAAAACAAAGTAGCCATTATTGACTGGGATGTTTTCAAGGATCTCATCGAAGGCTCGGAGTATGAGTAATTTTATTATTATTGTAGCAATATTCTACGTTGTGTTTATTGTTGCATCTAGAGTGATATTGAAATCAATTAAAGAAATAGACGAAGAGGATCCTTTTGATGAAACCTAGTTTTGGTTCTTTATTTGCCGGTGTCGGTGGTTTTGACATGGGCTTTGAGCAGGCAGGCTGGGAATGCTCATGGCAAGTTGAGTGGGACAAGAATTGCCAAAAAGTTTTGTCTCATAAATGGCCCGATGTTCCTAAGCATCTTGATGTTCAGACAGTTAGTGGGTATCAACTGAAGCCGGTTGATACGGTCATATTTGGTTCACCGTGTCAGGATCTCTCTGTCGCTGGACGTAGAGCTGGTCTTGCTGGCGAAAA